GCAGAGAAACTCGTGGTGTAAAAAAACCTCTTTTGAAAAAATTTAAATCTGGAGGCACCGTGAAATCTTCCGCTTCCAAGCGTGCCGACGGTATTGCTACCAAAGGCAAGACCCGAGGAAAGATGGTGTGATATGGCGTTTAAATCGCTAAAAAAATCTGTAGAAGATAGCCCAGAAACTGAGTCTCCGGTGTTTGGTTTGAAGCAGAAAATGAAACAAACCATAGATTCAGCACCACCTTCTACTGAAGGGTTTTATAGCGTTAAGTCAGTGGCTCGTAAGATAGCCGCTGATCAAGCCGCAGCCGCAGAAAAAGCAAAAGAAGAAGGTAAGGTTGGAACTTCTCTCCCAACTACATTTAGCAGATTATCTGAAGAAGATATTAAAAAAGAACAAAATAAAGTTGGAATGAAAAAGGGTGGCAAAGTATCGTCTGCCTCCAAACGGGCTGATGGTGTTGCTATCAAGGGCAAGACCCAAGGAAAAATAGTATGAAAAAGAAAGTTAAAAAATACGCAGAAGGTGGCCTGTCTGGTATTGCAAATACCGCAAATTCACTTATGGGTGAAGTAGATGGGATGGCTAATAGCATTAAATACGGCTCTGGAGCAGGGTCTGATTTAGGATCTGGTTTAGGGTTTAATAGTCAAAAAGCGAAGATGCTTAACGTAGACCTGACTTCGCCTAGGTCTATTGATCCAACTGCTATTTTTGATCGAAATACAAGCAGCACAACAACTGCTGATATGGGGCCTAAATCTTTTGACGCAGGTGCTGGGTTTAAAGCTCTTTCAGGTATGTTATCGGGTCAAAAGACTTTTAAAAAAGGAGGCAAAGTATCTTCAGCTTCCAAACGGGCTGATGGCATAGCAATCCGGGGTAAGACCCGTGCCTAGCGTATCAGCGAAACAAGAAAGGTTTATGCAGGCTGTGGCTCATAACCCAAAGTTTGCAAAAAAGGTGGGCGTACCAACGTCCGTAGGTAAAGAGTTCACTAAAAAGGAAGGTGGAGTCATGAAAGAGTCAAAGGCAATGATGAAGAAGGAAGTGTCCTTTATGAAGAAAAAGGGCGCTCCCAAGGCTATGCTTAAGCATGAAATGAAAGAAGCCGGTATGGAAGCCGGTGGCGTCACTAAGAAGATGCCTTCTCCAAAGCAAATGGGTTCGCTTGGCATGAAGTCTGGCGGTATGAAGAAAATGGCTGGTGGCGGTTTGGCTGGCGGTCACAAGACTGCTGATGGAGTTGCCAAAAAAGGCAAAACCGATACCAAAATGGTAGCCATGAAAAAAGGCGGAGCTGTCAAAAAAATGGCTAAGGGCGGACGGTACTGCTAAATGAGACCAAGCCGGGGAATGGGGATAATTAACCCATCTAAAATGCCGAATGCCAAGACGATTCATCGTAAGGATGATCCGGATAAGGTCAAGATGTTTTCTGAGGGCGGGGATCCCGGGAAGCCACGTCCCTTTACTTATTCAACAAGAAAACAAATTGATAAAGATTTGGATGTAGCGGCTGATTTGATTCCAAATGTAGATATAGAAAATAAAAACGCTAGTGTTGGCGGACGTGCTTCTTTGACAAAAAAACTTGGCAAAGATTTGGATATTGAAGGGTACCTTGAAGGTTATGGTTCTAAATCAAAGCGTATGGGTACCAAGGGAGAGATTACCGGTGGCGGAGTAAAGTTGACTAAGAGATTTGCCAAGGGCGGTGAGTCTAAGGTAA